ACGGTACATGTTCGTAGTACTTGTTAAGTCTCAACTTCTTTAGAAGACCTCTAATCTTTGCATGTGTAATCTCATCCAACTTTTGAATCTTCATTTTTTTGAGTTCCGTCCTCAACTGATCCATGACTTCCGGGGGTATTGTTGTCATTTCTTGTGCCTGAAATTGACTTAACCATTCATTGAAATGATTCTCCCTCTTATAACTGTAGTTGATAATCTTCTCAGAAGTCTCTTGTTCTTCCTTATATGTTAATTCTTCACTAATTAAGGTTTCTAAAATCAAACCACAAGCATCACAAACCAAATCACTTGTGTCTTGAACGTGGATAACATTACTATAGGAACAAGTTGGGCATTCATCTAATCTATTATATTCGATTGGTCTTGCGAGATTCTGTTTTTCAACTTTTATCAAGTACTCGTTGAAAATATCTTTCCTCTTCAGACCTACAGTCTCCTTTACATTGAATACGTTATCTGTGTTGATCTCATCTTCCGTCGTATCAGCATACAGAGTCATATATGGCATACAACTAATGATATAATCGGACATATCACTATGATATTTCTTCTTGTTTACAGGATCATCCTTTATTAGAGCCGTCCAAACATCAATTTTATTTTCGTACCTACTTAAAAAGTTACCCTCCATTATAGTTAGGAATGTTGTTCAAACTTTTAAGTACCCTTATATATTTTTATAAAATGATAACTACACCAAGTGATTATAGTATTATATCGGAGGAACTTGAGTACAAAGTTGATCATGACATGAAATATAAAATTGAAGATGAATTTTGGGAACAAGAGGGTAGGTCATGGAAGGATGGTATTTTAGATGAATACCACTGTTATGCAACTAACAAACCCTTTAGAAACACAATCGTTCCTCAAAATGTGAACAACCTTATTCTTCGTGTGAAATATTATTACAATGGGAAAATTTACAAGGCTATCACACAAGATATTAACTTTCTACCTGGAAAATGTGAACAGGATAATATGATCTTTAGTATTCCTCTACGACACGCGTGGATTGTTGATCACGACGATAAACCTCAAGTGGACATCACGGAGAAGGTTAAGCGTTACGCCGGTCCTAGAAACGATTTTCATGGTCAGAAGGTACGTCTAGAAGACTTTTTGTACTACACCAGGAAAACCCTTGAGACGAGGTTCCCAAAAATTATGCTTACCAATTCGTTAGGTATGAAAAAGGTCGTTTTAACAACCCAAAACTCTACGGACGATCTCCGTATTCCATAAATATTTACATATCATCAGACACCTTTGTCGCGAGATAAAACTTCACTTCTCCCAGATTTGCTACATTGTACTTTAGAATTAGGAATCTGTTACCCTCTTCCTGCATGATTTGCACAGACGCACACATACTCGTCGCCTTTGTAAAGATATTCAGATACTTCAGGCTGTAGAGACCCTTAATCTCTGGGCTATCTTCAGGGCATTCAATACATGTCTCCTGGTTTGCAAAGTCACCTTCACATCGGAGCCTAAGTTCTTTACCAATCCTGGTAATTTCAATTTCAATACCGATGTTTGACATATCTCTACAGAGTCTCTGAAAGTCTGCAGAGGGTAGGATGGTGTTACTCGTCATGGTAACATCTGGGACTTCAATACGACTCTCGTTGATATCCAGGAGTTTGAGTTGAAACTTTGTACTCGTTTTCTTTGATTCACTCGTGATCTCAATATCCATATACTCTTTAGAGTTGATTGCAATTGTGAGAACGTCATTATTTGTGATGGTCTTTAGAAGTTTGAAAGTGTTTGATATGTTAATGCCAGCGATAATCTCTTCTTGATCACAGTGATATTCCTCAAAGTTGTCAGCAGCGAGGAACATATCAATCAGAGATGTCCTCGCTGTATCCAGTGTGACGATGTACATACCCTGTGGACGAAAGTAGATATTCACATCATTTAGAATATCTTTGAGTACTTCAAATGTTGATTTGATAGCAGATGCCTGAATTGTTACCAATTTCATATTACTAAATATTCCGCGTTTATCTTTAATTAGTTTGGTCTGAATAGGCAACTCCTTTACTGACATCTTTACTAATCTTTTCCTCGAGTTCTCGTGTCATAGCTGGCTGTAGAGACTGACCATAGGAATCCAGGGTGAACATCTCGGACTCGTTTTCATCATCATCGAGAGTCGTCATGGAACAGGATCCACCGAAGCCCCAGTTACCAATTTCCTTGTTAGGGAGGAGGGAGTCCAACCAGTTTTTTATTTCACCGCCTACGAGAACCTTACCATTCTTAGTGAGCATGGTGGGGACTCGTGTGATTTTGTTTTTGTATGCAGGTGGAATACCCTGAGTGTTTATGTTATGATAACCAACAAGTTGCTTCAACTGTGGTTGTCTGTTTACGTAGTCAATAACTTCCATAGAGTGTTTGCATCTGGGGCTATATATCAGTAGAGACATCTAATATGTATAGGGGTATTTTGTAAAAAAAAATTAACGCATAGTAGTAAAGATGATGAACTGGTCTTTGACAATTGTTCTTATTGCCATTGTCCTGCTACTCACGGTTCGCCGTGAGCCATTCACGGAAATATTTGGATTTTCAGGACACACTAAACCAACTGGTCGTATCCGTTTGGACGATACCAAACCCAACCTCTCTGGGTACCGCCAGGCGGAAGTCAGTATTGACAATGACATGATGCAAGAATTTGTCCTCCAAACCAACAAGGAGATCGCTAAGCGTACTGGTCTCTGTACATACATTATCGAGACTGTCAACGTCCAAAAGTATGTTGGTGAAGATAAGGAGATCTATGAGTGTGTATTCATGACTGTTAAAAACAGTGGATTCTCCTTTGGTTTTACAGTTGCGGCTTATTTTGAGGTCACAAACGGAAATGTGAAGTTGACCTCTCTCCGCACACAACCACTTGAAGTTGAATCAGCCTCTGAAATCGCCCCTTTCGTGGAAGGTGCTTCAGGTAAGGATTTCGTAAAATACGATCTTGTCAAGGAGAAGGCTACACCCACCCTCGGTGAGTTAGAAATGGCTAAAAATAAATTGCAGTAATTGTAATGATCAGCATCAATGATGTAGCAAGGATTGATGACAGGAAAAAACAGATCAAGAAGGACATATATACACGAATATATGAACAGTTTGCTCGTAAAATAAAACAATGTGTTGAACTCGGTCACAAGCAGGTATTTTTGACAGTACCTACATTTGTTATCGGCTGTCCCACATTTGATAGATCGGCAGCAGCGCGGTACGTGGCACGACAATTTAAGTTGGGTGGATTTGATGTGAGACTCGTAAGTGAATATGACATCTATGTGTCATGGGTGGTACCCAAAAAGACTAAAGATAAGAATGTTGAATCAGAAGAACCGGACTTCCCAGACCTCATGAACTTGAAGAAAATGGCGGATAAGTACAGGAGAAGTGCGTAGGAAGGCTAGTAATAAAAACACACTCAATGATAAATGGATAACTTAAATGTATTGGTAGAGGCTAAGCGTGAGTACTTAGGGCAACTCTACCTCATTATGTGTCCAGTTATGATTGAAGTATTTCAGGATATGTACGACGAAGCGACGAAGCTTTCTAAAGGACGAAAAACCCTAATTATGTTTCAAAAAGTTCTCAAAGAGGTTCCCAATTGGTCCAACCAGATGTCTGCTAACCACACAAGCAACATCGCGGATCGTTGTGCGTGGTTCAACGACCTCCTAGCGGCGGTTTTCGTTGCCTGTACTAAGATTCTATCAGCGGTCCGTCTCAAGAGTGACAATAAGAAAATCAGTCTCAAACTTCCAACCAATGAGGTTTTCATCCAGACCTGCTACAACAATGTTGCCAAGGACCTCTACAAGGATCCCTACATCTTCCACGATGAACAGAGTGAATATGTCCGCGATGAACAGCTCACTCAGCGTATTTCTACTTGCATCGAGTCCACTGTGAAGGAGCTCATCCCTGTTCAACAGATTCTTCAGACCTACATGTCACAAGAGAGTCGTGATATTGACCTTGACGGTGAGGTTCAAGACACTGAGGACCCCGATGTTTTTGATGGATCGGAGGAGGTACCAGAGGCGATGCCAGAGGCGGAACCTCTCCCCGAAAACGAACCCATGATGGGTGGGGAGGAACAGGTTCAACCCACCGGTCTAGAGAACGAATTCAAGACTGTTCCAGGTGTTCAGGCTCCAGAGCCTGCGATGGAGCCTGAGTCATATATGGAGCCAATGTCGGAAGTATCTGCTCCACCTCAGGCCGCCGAAGATGTGGAGGATGATGGTGTTCTTTTCGGTGACGCACCCGATCACCGTGTAAAAAAAACTGCGTATAATTAAATGGAGTTATCCGACTATCTCAGAGATCCTATGAGCGCCGCACTCGTCGCTGCGGTTATCACCGCTGGTTACATTCATGTCAAGGCTCAACTGAACAACGAGGGTAAACTAGAGCTCAACAAGTATACCAAACCAGCTGCCCTAAATGCTATTCTCGTATTCTTCATAGTGTCTAACGGTGTTGGACAACGTGAGAGTATTTCTAATGAACCTTTTTAAACTTAAAGATTACATGTCTAATATAAGAAATGGCTTCTGTCAGTGCGTTTAATGACATGCTCTCCCAATTTCTTGTGGAATTGCACAAGACTTTTCCAGAGGAAAAAGGTATCAAGAAGATGACTGCGTCTTTTGAGGTGATTAAACAGGGTAACCCCCGTCTCGTTGTGGATGGTTTTATGAAGGGTGTGAGTCCATACGCGGATAAGATTTCTGGTAAGGATGAGTCCTTCCTTTTGGAGGAGATTGAGACTATTGACTTCCTTAAGGACCTCAACATCAAGAGTTATTGGTCTCGTATGAGCGAGGCTACGAAGGCTGCAACCTGGCAGTATCTTCAGACTCTATACATGCTCGGTACGACGATTAATTCCATTCCAGCTGATACACTCTCCCAAATTGAGAGCATCGCGAAGGGTGTCGCGGAGAAGATGCAGACCGATGGTGGTGAACTTGACCAGGATGCACTCATGCAGATGATGGGTAGTATGCTTGGTGGTATGAACAAAAAATAAACCTAATGGTATATTAAATGAAGGCGTGGTTTGACGATCCTCAACAACTCTTTAGATCTGACCATGTTTTACAATTCTGGCCAAATAATGAACAAACCCCAGAAGACCGAATTAATGCTTCTTCTCGTTTTGTAATTTATGCGTGCTGTATCATTTATTTAACTCGTCGTGACCCAAGGATCTTTGTCCTTGGTAGCACTATTTTGGGTGTCCTTTATGTTATGTATAAGTCTAAGATGGTGAAGGAGGGGTATGGTTTTAGCGTAAGTGGTGATGGACGGGGGTGTCAAATGCCCACCATAGACAACCCCATGGGCAATGTTCTCATGACAGACTACACCGATGCCCCAAACCGTTTAGAAGCCTGTTATTACCCAACGGTGAAGCCATTTGTTAAGGCGTATTTAGATGATCGCATTCCATACGACGCTGGTAGATCTCGTTCGGCTCTCCCAGAGAGGCAACGCGCCGCGGCTGCTCGTCAGTTTGTGACTGCTCCGGTGTCTAATATCCCAGGCGACCAGACTGCTTTCGCGGAGTGGTGCTATGGATCCAAGAATGGACGCAATTGCCGAACCAACCCAGAAATGTGCAGCCCAGATGCCAGAGGTGTTCAGTTAGAGGCTTTTGGGGGTCTTGACCCTGCCGGTGATAGCCGAGTTTCTCACCGGGGACATGGAATCGGTCCATCTTAAATATAAATATTCTCACGTAATACTAAATATGGCATACCAATTACAACCTGGTCTTGCAATAGTTCAAAATGCGGGCGCTCTCCCATCTGTGAAAGCTACTGAGGAAATATTCGTCTATCCTCAGCCCAGTACCCTTAACTACTGCTGTCGTCCAAATACTATGCTTTATGGAACTTCTCCCTACATGGCCGGAAAGGGATCTCCAGCGCAATTCATCGATGTGAGCGACCAACTTCGTCCACAATCCACCACTCGTTTCAACAAGGTTATCGTACCAACCTATGAGCGTAACCTCTTCCCACTTTCCAATATGGAGTGTAAGGTGCCCCTCCGTTCTATCGGATACGAGCCAATGAGTACTCGCGCGGAACTCCAGAACGGACTCTTTCACCAAAGATACGCTAATAAAAATGTTACTAAAAAATAAGAATGGCGGATCCCATTTCACTTGCAGCTATCGCTGGTTTGATTTTCGCTGGTAGATCTTTGAGTACCAAGTCTGTACCAGAGCCAGTGCCAGTTCAACAAACGATACCACAAGAACCTCAGAATACTTATGAGAATGATTTTTCCGAATTTACTGAACGTGATTTTGAACCACGTGTAGAAGTCCCCCAAAAGAAAGAAATGGAAAGCTTCGCCGATATCTCCCTGCAACAGAGGAGTGGTGGACAAGAGATCCTGAACATGAGAAATCGTATGTATGATTCAGGTCGTATGAACAACCTTTCCCCAATTGAGAAGCAAATGGTCGGTCCAGGTCTCGGTATTGGTTCCGATACCCCAGCGAGTGGTGGTTTCCAACAAATGTTCCGTGTGAACCCTATCAATGTTGGTGAGTATAAGCTCACTACACTTCCAGGGCGATCCGGTCCAGCTGCGGATACCACCGGTGGTCGCTCGGCTCTCGTTGGTCAATTACAACACAATAAACCTGATACCACTGCTTATCTTCCTTCGCGTCTCCCAGCGATGCCTGGTCGTGCACAGGGTATGTCTGGTGCGGTACCCAGAGCGAGTCATCAGAAGACGATGAGAACAACTAACCGTTCCGAGACTGGTCACAGAGCAGACGGTTTAGGTTTCAACGGTGCGAAGCGTTTCATATCAGCTCAGACCATGTCGCAGGATCCTACCCGATTTAAGAGTGACCGCAATGACCAGCAGTTTGCCCATTACAGTCATGCAGCTCCAGGTATTACTAACTTCAGTGGTGCGTACGCGACCAGTGCAGCTGCTCAGATTACTACGAAGAACAATGAGGAGTTGATGAAGTATGGCTTCCGTCCAGAGGATCGTCGTGGTAAGGCTAACCGCATGGGTAACGCTGGTCGCATGAACGTGAGAGAGAGTGCCCTCAAGCAGGGTGGTGCCCTCACAGCTGTTCGCACCGATACTTCTCGCATTGATGGTCGCGTGAATGGTCCAAACGGTGGTTGGACCCAAAACTATCAACAGAAGCCATTCCACCAGTTCAATGCGTACAAGGGTAACGAGAATCCCAATTCCAGAGACTTGGGTCTGGCTGCGAGAGTGCTTCAGAACAACCCCCTCTCTCAAAGTATTTGTTAGATGTTCAGTTATAGATAAAAACAATCATTAAAATATTGTACCTATATTTTAATGAAGGTTCATACCCTTGACATAGATAGTAGTGAGAGGGATACCAACGTATATACGTATGCTAATAGTTACACCGTGACTCTCAAAGAACCTATATATGATGTCACACAAATCAAATTGATTTCCGCTCGTATTCCAACACCTCAATTGATTACGTGTGCTACGAATAAAACATTTAGCATTCATGATTCGGGTGCACCCAACGATCTCATAGAGATTACTCTAAACGAAACCAATTATACGAATGGCACAGCCCTTGCCTCAGATCTTGATACTCTCATGCAACCACCAGCGACATGTATAGATCAGGTTGTATTTGACACAGATACTCAGGCTCTAACATTTTCAAACACAGAAGTAACTGCGAGTAACACATTCACATTCAATTTCTTTGATGGTACGAATGGTTATTTGAGTAACGTGGCTCTCACAACGCCACATCAAGTCATAGGGTTTTCTTCCGAAAATCCAGTAGAGAGTGATAGTATCGTTTCCGGGGCTATAAACCTTGAGGGACCAAACTCACTCGTTCTTCGTATGACATCAGGGTCAGATGAATTTACAAAGACTGTGTATTCTACGACACCGTTTTATACTGGTCACATTCTGTTGAATGGTACAGACGTTATGAACTTCTATGGTACTGACGATCCATTCACACACGAGTTCTACAGGGGACCACAGAAGTACGTCAAGGATATCAAAATAGAGTTCTTTTACATGAGCCACGGGCGTTTGATTCCTTACGATTTCAGGAATCAAGACCACATTTTGAAGTTTGAAATCATATGTTCTACTGATAAATTACAGGGTCTCCCAAAGGTTCCCCTAGAGGTTGTTGAAAAGGAGTTGCCGCCACCAATAAGCATCCCAGAAATCGGGGGAGATGTTTATAAGTGGAAAGTAGAGTATATTTCCATTGGCATTATTGTATTTATCGGTATAGTTCTTCTGAGCCTCATGAAGCGAAAACCAAAAATTAGCGGGTAACCGCGTAGACAGGTTGGGCAGGTTTGGAGACACGGGTGGAGATACTAGAGATGACCAGGTACACCGCGATGGAGAGGAGGGTAGTGAGGACGGCGGTGAGGGTGTACTGGGTACCACCGTTCTTGGGCACCTTGATCACCTGCTGGATGAACCAACGGACGAGGTCCATCCACGACATGGCAGCCGCGAATGAGAAACCCGCAACAATGGAGTTGAGGGACTGGGTCTCGAGTTCCTGAGAAACGAGGTTAACGGTCTTGAGAGCTTGGGCGGTCATGTCAGCCATTGTGAGTTTGTATAACATATATACAGAAAATTTTATTCAGGTAATAGTTCCTCCTTCTCTACTATTTTTTTGTACTTAGGTATCCTGACAATTGATGACTTGGCGAATATTTGCTCTTCGTCATCTGAATCTCCATCAACACTAGATTCGGAATCATCATTTGTCACATGAAATGATTTATATTCAGAACTCGTCCACCCCTCCGGCTCGGATGTACTCATTACTATTAATAGCATTTTTTAACATCTGTTCTGTCGGATTTTGGGGAATCCATGTGTCCCATGTATCAAATGCCTCATTTACCCAGATGAAAACTGGGTCAGTACCTGAGTACCTAACAAACTCCGGGCAGTCCTCTGGTTCAACTTCCTCCTCCTCTTCATCCTCGTCTGATACCTCTTCATTGTATATTTCTGGTATGATAGAACCAATTGCCTCACCAACTGTCCTCATCGCACAATACTTCATCGCGTATTCCATGTCTTCTGAAAGAATTACATCTCTTCCACAAGCTTTGCAATATTCAGCTGCGAGTAAGGTACTCTTCTCTATAACGGGTTGAACGATATTAATCATATCAGAAATGTACCGCTCCATCATCCCGTCACCCATATCACCGAAACCAGTTTGCATATTCATTTTAATATTTAACGTCAAAAAGAGTTCTGGCAGTTCCCTCACTAACACGAAGAATGTTGTGACTGAGTGCGTAGACCTTAACTTGTCTTGAATAATCTACACAAGGTGTTAGACTTAGGTTGAGGATTTGCTCCTTCACGAGACTGAAATTGATCTGTCCAGTTGGATACCACTTCTCGGGTTCTAAAGCAAAACTATAGGAATAGAATCTCCTGATGAGTTGTGTCTTGGAGTGATGGATCGCGGACTGGACAGCTTTAAGGAAAATGACGTTGCCCGTCTCTTGAGTGATAATCGGTTGACCATCTAGATCAAGTGTGAGATAGTCAAGATTTTCATAGAGAATATACTTACCACCTGTATCTTCCAGGGTATTATCATAGTCAAAGGGTGTTATAAATTCACCCTCTGCTGTACCAACATCACCCTGTCTCTGAATGACAAAGTAAAGTTCTTTCACAGGATTTATAAAATCTAATTTGAAATTACCAGTTTGTACACCCTGTCCAATATCAAAAACATTTTGTTGAACCTGTGTGATGATATAGTCTTTCTTCTTTTCAGTTTCAATTTTTATTCTGTCACATGGATCAAGAAATATCACCTCCGCACAAAGTGTAAAATCTTTGAGGTGAATCGTTCCAGGTGTCACAGGTTGAAGTTCTCCAGTTGAACCCTTAATTATGAGATGATCATGATCCCTAAGTTTAATCTCAACCTCAACTTCTTGATTCTTTATGGCACACAGGGGTATAGCCAATTCTGGATTGTTATAAAAGTAAAATGGTAAATCCACAAAGAATTCATCCTCTGTATTTGCAGTGCCAATCACTCCGAGAATGTCCTTGTCAGATACTCGTGTGGATACTGTGCGTTCTGGATACTTTCCAATCAACTCCTTCAGGGCTCTCTGTTTTGTTTGTGTGACGTTGTGTTCAGAGTATATTTGGAGGTAATCACTTGGTAATCTTTGAATGACCTTCCCACCCACGATGAGATCGGCGTACTCTATGAGTGCATGACCTATAGACTCTATAAATCTAGGATCATCATAGATCACTGTAGATATAGTGGGTAACTTCATCTTTACACTGAGGGTTGTTAAAAGATCTCCAGTATTTTGAGCAATTCTAAATCTCGCTTTACCTCCAAAATCAACTGCATTCTCTGCGTCTATGTTCACATATTCTCTTGCAAAGTTTGTATGTTTTCTGAAACTTTGCAAAAAGTATGTATAGTCTGGATCCACCGTAAAGAACCTGTCTTGGGCTCCAGATGCCAAGAGCTGTACGCGGCCAGCCATTACTACTATAACAATCTAAAATTTTAAACCTGCTAAACCACCATTTATACGAAGTATGTTGTAATTGACTGCATACACTCGTGTATTGTTATTATCATCTCCATTTATGGGATCAATCTGAATTGTTAGAAGTTTGTGGAATATACGACTCATGTTAACTTGTCCAGTTGGGTAATACACTTCTGGATTAAGTGCGAAACTATACATACCAAACTCAGATTGTTTATAGTTTGTACCAGCTACATATTCGGGTGGGCTTATATGATGCTTTAGGGCTTGTTCATACACGAGAAACTTGTGACCTCTGTCAAAGACTATTTCATTGTTGAACTTTAGTTTAACATTCAAAAGTTTGTTGTACCTATTTGGATGATTGTCTCTCACCGCCTCTTCGGATTGGGAGACGAAGAAAAGTTCCCTCACTGGATGGGAAAAGTTGAGCATCACAGATTTAGTATTCTCACCGGGTTTCATGATAAAACTAGACATCTGCACCTGTGTGATGACATAATCAATTGGTCTAGTCATGAGATATTTACGTTCCCTCTCTGTGAGAAATACAAACTCCGTGTCTATGGAACACTTTGTGATATTGGCAGAGACACCCACAGATGCACCACCCTCAATAAGTTCCGTGAGAGGTCTCAATTTAAGTTTAACTTCAACGAGTTGTTTCGTGAGTGCACAAGTTGGTATGGCGAGACTCGAATTGCGGTAAAAGTAAAACGGGAGATCCATAAAGTAGGTGTTGTTACCTGTATAACTCAAGAGTCCACCATGACCATTTAAGAAGTAAACAGTTTGATCGGTGTCATCGTCGGTATTATGGAGCTGCTGATGCATATAGATGAATTCCCCTGTTATCTTTTGTATGGTCTGACCACCTATAAGGAGCTCAGCACTCTCAACCAGGTGTGAAATAATAGAAGGAGACCATTCATCACCTCCGGGTGAGGGGTCATCCAGTGTGACTTTTAGTGTCATATTTCTTATAACATCACCTTTATCGTTTGGCATCCTATAATGAAGAGTCGTTCCAAAATCTAAATCAGTGCCATCAAATTGTGTTTCAACATAATCAATAGCAAACTTGGTATGTCTCCTAAAGTTCATCAGAAAATAGGAAAACTGTGGATCTCCTGTGAGCCACTGGTCTTGTACTCCAGTGACGGCAAGTCTCAAGCGACCCGACATTCCTACAGTATGTGAGTAAAATTTTGTTAAATAAAACGAAACACTACTGTAGAATGAACCTTCAGTTGAAGAAATTCAAACCCGAGACGATAACAGATGATCGGGTTTGTGTATTCATAGGAAAGCGTAACACAGGTAAATCAACCCTAGTTAAGGATATCATGTACCATAAGAAACATCTCCCAGCTGGTATAGTTCTCTCTGGAACAGAGGAGGGTAACCATTTTTATTCAGATTTCATACCAGATCTCTTTATTTATGGTGATTACGACAGAGACGCTATAGAGAGGGTTATGGCCCGACAGAGAAAGTTGGTGGGTGGGGGTAAATCAAATTGTGGAGCGTTTATGCTCCTGGATGACTGCATGTATGATAACAAGTTTTTGAAAGATACGTGTATACGACAGTGTTTCATGAATGGTCGTCATTGGAAGATCTTCTTCATGCTGACAATGCAGTATGTAATGGATCTCCCACCAGCACTACGAGCCAACGTGGATTATGTATTTATTTTGAGAGAAAACATTATCCAGAACAGGGAAAAGTTATATAAATCATTCTTTGGTATCTTTCCATCCTTCGATATGTTTTGTAAAGTTATGGATGCCTGCACAGAAAATTATGAATGTCTGGTCCTGGATAATACGGTTAAGTCTAATAAGATTCAAGATTGTGTCTTCTGGTACAAAGCAACTGTAAGGAAAAACTTTAGAGTGGGAAGTCCAGACCTCTGGAAACTTCATAAAAAGATGTTCAATCCCAAGTATCTTCAACAGAAAGAGGATGATGCTAAGAAGGCTACCAAAAAGACAAATCTCAAGATTACAAAGACGAAGTGACAGGCTGCGTTACTCACACATCTAGAAAACATATGAGTATATCAGATGTCTAGTGATATAAATACTCTCAACCTCGCTGACAACGGCGATGGAATGGTACCATTAAATGACAATCCAACGACAAACTTTTCCCCTCCTCCACCAAACCGTGAAGCGTTTTCACACCCCGAAAAAAATGTAAGTCAAAGTAAAGAGACTACGATGGATTCTACTCCCATTAACGATATTATGATGGATGCCCCAATGATGATGGATGAACCCAAGATGCAGGGTATGATGCCCCAGATGACCGCCCCCAATCCTCAGGGTGCTTACGCTTCCCCTCAGGCACAGCAGGCCAAGCCAGAGAGCAAGAACCCCCTCGGTCTCACCGATGATCAAATGATCGCCCTCGTCGCGGGTGCCGCTGCTGCCCTCGCGGTGTCTAAGCCTGTTCAAGACAAGTTGGTGACTTCTATTCCCAGGTTCCTTAACGAACAGGGGAGTAGGAGTGTGGTTGGTCTTGCGTCTACTGGTGTAGTTGCGGCTATTGTCTTTTACTTTGTGAAGGACTATGTCGTCAAGCCCTAAACATTAGGAGTAGATTCCCAACCCATATTAGAATAGATTGATTTATCAATACCCGAATAATAGGTAATTAAAGCTCCCATGGATAACATCCCCATGAGCAAGGCATTCGTTTTAAGTGTCTTGCCCTTGTCAGTCCCGTATTTTTTCAGATCTTCTTTAGTCTTCTTAAACAACTTGTTAAAAACGTATGTGAGAACCAGAGCAATCACACTCGTCGCGAAAAAGAACTGACGATCAACCGCGAGTTGTGGAACACGCCCCACCATCATATGGAACACATTGGGAATCACTATAGTCAACCACACCAGGTTTAGATAGTAGTTGTTGAACACATTGGGTACCTGGGTAACACCATAAATAGCGACCCAGTACCCAATCGCAACTAACAAAACATTCATTGGTGTTTTCATTTGATATGTATGGAGATTATTTATCCTGTACATGTGAACCACAGAACTTTGTCTTGTCTGGTATCTTCTCGTAAATACCGAGGTCCACACACACGTCCCGAAGTTCTATGTAGTTTTCCCAATATTGATCCGAGTGAGAATACTCTTCAACTGTGCAGTGAGCCAATTCGTGGATGAGGACATGGAAGATTTCATTTACCTCACCATCTAGGCATATGACAATCTCCTGTCCTTTATTAGTATTATAACCAACCGCACCATTCATTGATTTCATTCCCGTGAGAAGAACGGGTCTTTGTAACATATGAAACTTTTGGTGATCCGTGTCAATGATGTGCTTCCTGAGAATTTCATACTTCTCTTTGACCTCAACGAGTTCCTGTGGTTCTTGGGTGATGGCGAGTATATACGCATTGATAATGAAGAGTATAAGTAACGTGATCATCTCTTATATACAAATATAAATTTACTATACAGTTCTGAAATTGGGTTACCCGTCAAACCCTCCCACAACTCTAATTTAAATCCCAACTCTTCCAGATGCGTTACGAGGAGGTCTTTGTACGCAACCGGCTCTGCACGTGGTCCGTCTGCATAGAAAGGTGTGTCCACCAGGTTTACAAACAACTTCTCACCAAAACCTCCATTTCCGTGGTCCTTCATTAGGAAGAAATTACCCATATCATCATTGAGGGGTGTT